GAAGCTCTTCATGAGCGACAAGAAAATCACGAAAGGCAGCCTGCAGGGGTTCAGGGTTATTGAGCCCATCTGGACCTACCCGGGGATTTATAACTCCGACAACCCGCTGAGCCCGGATTTCTACAAGCCGACACAGTGGTTTGTCATGGGCAGGACCGTACATGCAAGCCGGATGATTGATTTTGTCTCGCGGCAGGTCCCTGATCTGCTGAAAGCATCGTATAACTTCCGCGGCCTGTCTCTTTCACAGATCGCCGAGCCTTACGTCAATAACTGGCTCAGAACCCGCGACAGCGTCAGCGACATGATCCACTCGTTCTCAGTTCCGGTAATCGGAACAAATATGAGCACGATTCTGCAGGGCGGGGTGGCAGATGGCCTTCTGGCAAGGCTTGATGTCTTCAACCGATGCCGTGATAACCGTGGCGCATTCGCTAAAGACAACAACCCTACCCAGCCAGAAACGGTTGAGTTCGTTAACGCCCCGCTTAACGGTCTGGATGCCCTGCAGGCACAATCGCAGGAGCACATGTCAGCGGTTTCGAGCATCCCGCTCGTCAAACTGCTGGGCATCACTCCAAATGGCCTTAACGCAACGTCTGACGGCGAAATCCGCGTTTTCTACGACTACATTCACGCCCTGCAGCAGTCTGTTTTTAAAGACAACCTGAAGCGCGTGATGGACATCATTCAGCTCTCTGAGTTTGGCGACATTGACGATGGCATAACCTTCGACTTTGAGCCGCTGTACGAAATGAGCGCTAAAGAGCGGGCGGAAATTCGCAAAGTAGACGCTGACACGGACGCTGTCTATGTGGCCGCCAGCGTGCTATCTGGCAATGAAGTCCGCGAAAAAATTGCCGGTGATCCGGATTCGCCCTATCACTCTCTGGACCTGAATGATGACCTCGAAATCGAAGACGACTACGACGAAGAGGAAGAAACAGACCCTGACGATAAGGGCGGTTCATCCTAACGCTGGCGTCGAAGCATGGTACCGCCGACAGCTTGATAAGCAGGTGCAGGAAATGCAGGCATCTGTTGTCTACTGGCTGTCAGCAAACTATCGAGCCAGCGGCGCGGCTGTCGCCATGGATGCATCACCTGCAGTGATGATGCGTAATGCCATGCAGAAACTGGCTAAGCGCTGGACGCGGCGGTTTGATGACATGGCGCAAAAGCTGGCCGACAGGTTCGCTAACGACGCCATGAAAAACGCGGATGCTTCACTGGTCACAGCCTTCAAAGATGCGGGGTTTACTGTCGAGTTCAAGATGACCTCGCAGATGAATAACGCTCTTCAGGCGACCATCGCCGAGAATGTCGGCCTTATCCGATCCATACCCGAGAAGTATTTCACCGAGGTGGAAGGGCTGGTTATGCGGTCGGTAGCGCGCGGTCGAGACTTATCCTATCTCACCGATGAACTCCAGAAGCGATACGGGATTACCCGGCGCCGTGCGGCGTTCATTGCCCGAGATCAGAACAACAAGGCCACCTCAGTCGTTCAGTCCGCTCGACAGCAGGCGCTAGGCATTACCCAGGGTATATGGAAGCACTCCCATGCAGGTAAAAAGCCTCGCCAGTCCCATGTAAAAGCCAATGGCAAGCTGTTCGACCTATCGGAAGGGATGCTCATTGATGGCGAGCATATCATGCCAGGTGAGTTACCAAATTGTCGTTGCACCTGGGAGGCTGTCATTCCAGGGCTTTCAAAACAGGATTGAGCAATGAACCCCACAGAGTGCTTAGCTTTCGATCGCGCCTCTGTGCGCACCATCGACGCAAATGGCCGCCTTCAGATTTCACGAACGAATATCAGCAAGGCAAACGTCAACGCCTACTACGGACGAGAGATACCAAGAAGCGAAGAGCTTGGGCTCGATCCCAACAAACTTTACCGGCTTTGGCGTCACCCGGACGAGCTCCGGAAATCAGCCAAAACCTTCAATAACATCCCCGTGCTCAGCAAGCACATCCCCGATTTTCCCACCGACCCGCCCAATGAATTTCGTGTTGGCGTGACGCACTCCAATGCGGAGTTTGACGGCACGTATCTCACGGTTGGTATGTCGATCTGGGATAACAGCGCGATTGCTGGAATTGAGAGCGGAGAGCAGCGAGAGCTATCTGCATCGTACAAGTACGTCGCAGACATGACCCCGGGTGTCACCCCTGACGGCGAGCCTTATGACGGCGTTATGCGTGACATTTTCGGAAACCACGAAGCGCTGGTCCCTGACGGCCGCGCAGGGCCAGATGTACTGGTCGCAGATTCATTACCACCGGAGCTTAATCACATGCGTAAACATAAGGTAGCGGCGATCCGCGCCACCCTTAAGCCACTTCTGGCGCAGGATGCAGATCTGGAGGCAGAAGTCCGCAAAGCTCTTCTGGCTCTTGATGAGGCCGAAAAGGAAGACGAAAAAGAAAACAAAACCGCCGACGACGAAGACGACGACGAGAAGGACAAGAAAAAAACGGCGGATGATGAGGACGACGAGGAAGACAAGGACAAGAAGAAAACCGCCGAAGATGAAGACGATGAAGAAGACGACAAAGTCTCCAGAACGGCGATGGACTCTGCGATTCGCCTGGCAACCGACAGCGCAACTAAAAAGGCTGCGGAAAACTTCCGGAAAATCCGTGAAGCAGAGCTGGTCGTCCGTCCGCTGATCGGCGACGTTGTTGCCATGGACTCAGCCGAAGATGTCTATCGCACCGCGCTTGAGCAAAGCGGTGTGGATATCGCCGGCGTTCACCCGTCCGCTTATCCGGCGATGGTCAAAATGGCGATCAGCCAGAAAGAAAGTTCACGCCCTGTCATTGCGCAGGATTCCGCTTCCGTCAGTGAGTTCGAAAAAGCATTCCCGACCGCTGGCAAACTGAAACGAGGTTAACATGGCAGGTTTTCAGACACGAATTAACCAGTATCCGGCCCCCGGCGTCGAAGGGGCCTTTGCTGGCACCAACCCTCACGCGACCTATCAGGCTGGCGAGGGCGCTCTGGTTGCTGGCGAGGATGGCCTGACTGTCGGCCGCTTCGCCTGGGATGTTGACGGTGTGGCTTCCAATGCCGGTAGCGGTGTTCCGTCTGGCTTTGTCCATCGTGATGGTCAGGCCTCGATCACCGTTTGGCTGGGTCAGGCATCCATGCTTATCCAGCCCGGCCGCGAAATCACCCTGATGGTAGCCGGTGACTTCTGGGCCAAAACGTCAACCGCTGCCACCCGCGGGCAGAAGGTTTTTGCATCCCTGACCACCGGTGAGGTGCAAGTTGCCGCAGCCGGCGCAACCGTGGCCGGTTTTATCGAGACTGCATTCTATGCCGCAAGCGATTGTGACGCTGGCGAGCTGGTCAAAATCAGCACCTGGAGCAAGTAATGAACGAATTTCAGCGACACTACGCCGCAGCCAGCGGGAAATATGGCATTGTGCTGCCCGGCGCGAAGGACTACCTGAAGCCGGAGTTTGCGGAGAATTTCGCGCTGGCGATGGATGCCCAGCCGCAAATGGTTACTGCGAATAACGCCGGTATCCCGGCCTACTTCACGAACTACGTCGATCCGGAACTTATCCGCGTTCTCGTAACGCCGATGAAGGCCGCAGAGATTATCGGTGAAGTGAAAAAAGGCGACTGGACGACGCTGACCTCGCAGTTCCCGATCGTCGAGTCGACTGGTGAAACCAGCGCTTACGGCGACTTCAACAACAACGGCATGACGTCCGCCAACGTCAACTGGGTGCCGCGCCAGTCTTTCCATTATCAGACTCATACCCGCTGGGGTGAGCGCGAGCTGGACATGTACGGCGCCGGGCGTATCGGCTATGCCGCAGAGCTCAACGTGGCCTCTGCGCTTGTGCTGAACAAATTCCAGAACAAGTCCTACTTCTACGGCATCGCCGGGCTGGAAAACCACGGTCTGCTCAACGATCCGTCTCTGAGCGCTCCGGTGACGCCGGCGGCGACTGGTTCCGGCGGTAGCGTTACCTGGGCAACTAAAGACGGGCAAGCCGTATATGACGACATCTCCGGTCGTCTCTATAAGCAACTGGTCTCTCAGACCAAAGGCCTCGTAGAGCGCACCGATCGCATGGTGCTCGGTATGTCGCCGGAAATGGAAGTCAACCTGACCAAGACGAACCAGTACAACGTGAACGTCACCGATCAGCTGAAGAAAAACTTCCCGAACATGCGTATCGAAACCGCTGTTGAATACAGCACCGACGCAGGCGAGCTTGTGCAGCTGATTGTTGAGCGTCTGGGTGAGCAGGACACCGCTTACGCAGCGTTCACCGAGAAGATGCGCGCCCACGCTGTCGTGGTGGAAGAGTCTTCCTGGCGGCAGAAAAAATCCGGTGGCACCTGGGGTGCAATCATTCGTCAACCGCTGGGCATTGCCAGCATGATCGGGGTGTAACATGGCCGAAACAGTAACTGTAGGATGCAAACTGCCGAACGGCCTGATCCTGGAGCAGGGCGAGTACAAAGTGGAGCTTAACGGCTCCAATTCCTCTCGCGTTGTCGGCGGCTACGGCCTGACCGAAAACGTGGACAAGGAAGCCTTTGAGGCGTGGCTGGCAGTACATGCTGATCAGCCCTACGTTCGCAAAGAGCTGGTGTTTGCCCAGGCGAAAACCAACAGCGCCCAGGCGAAAGCGAATGAAAACGCTTCGGAGAAAACTGGTCTGGAAGGTCTGGATCAGAACAACCCGGCCCCGGGCATTGAGAAGGCGGACAAAAAATAATGGCGATCGTTGTCTTTGATGTTGCCGCATTTCGTGAGCGTTATCCGGAGTTCGATGCCGTAAGTGAAACGCTGCTTAATGCGTACTTCACGGAGGCAACGATTTACCTGAATAACACGGACAGCAGCCCGGTAAAAGATATCTCTATCCGGGCTCTTTTCCTGAACATGCTGGTTGCGCACATTGCGGCGCTGAATTCAGGCGTAAACGGCGAAAAGGCTTCTGGTCTGGTTGGCCGTGTGGCAAGCGCATCTGAGGGGTCAGTGTCAGTATCAGCTGACGCAGGGCCCTCAAGCGAAAGCTCCTGGTGGTATAAGCAGACTACTTACGGGTCAGCTTACTGGGAGGCCACAAAGCCTTACAGGACCGGGTTTTATGTCCCTGGCTCATCCCCTTCAATGTACCCGGGCCATTATAACCGTCGTTCATTCATCCGGAGGTAGCTATGGATGGAATGTCAGGCGGCGATAAGCTGATGGAGCACCTGCAGTCGATCGCAAAGGGGCTTTCCTCTGGCGATGATTTGAAGGTTGGCTTCCTTGAGGGGGCTAAGTACCCCGACGGGACGCCGGTAGCACTTGTGGCGGCTACTAACGAATTTGGCGGCACTGTAAAAATCCCGGCGCATACCCGGGATTTGAACTTTTACGTTCGCCGTGACGGCGTTTCGCGCTTCGCAAAGCCATCAAAGGCCAATTTCGCGCAGTCAGTAATGATACCCGAGCATATCGTTACGATCCCATCCAGGCCGTACTTCAGGAAGACCATTTCTGAACATGGTCCGGAGTGGGGCGGAGAGCTCGGGAAACTCATGAAGGCAAACGATTTTGACGCCCGCAAAAGCCTGGCGCTGATGGGTGAGCGGATCAAGGGGCAGATTCAGTCGTCAATCATCGCCTTTTCTGAGCCGCCGAACGCAAAAAGCACGGTCGACCAAAAGGGGTTTGACGACCCGTTAATCTGGTCAGGGCATATGCTGAACTCGGTCGACTACGAGGTGAAAGAGTGAATCTTCATTCCATAGTGCGAAGCGCCATTAGCGCGGTTAATCCTCGCGTCGAGGCGCAGATTTACCGCTCGATCGGACCAATCAAAAACCCGGATTACTCGACCTCTCCAGGTTTCGCGCCGCCGGTAACGATGATGGTGCAAAAGCAGGCGCTGAGTCAGGCTGATATCAGGCACATGGATAACATGAACATCCAGGGTGTGCTGGTCAGTATCTGGACGGATGGCAACTGGTGTGGGATTAACAGGGAACGGCAGCAGGGCGGCGATAAGTTCGTTATCGGCAATGAAACGTGGCTGGTTGTGGATGTGCCTGAAATCTGGCCGGACTGGACGAGGGTTATCGCATGTCAACAATTGACGTAGGCCTGCAGGTCACTGAAAGCGATCTGTTTAAGGCGACTGGCGATTTCCTTTCTGTCCTCTTTCCGGACGCAGAGATCACGCAGACTCAGCAAAATCAGACCCCCATGCCGAAAGGCGGTTTCATTACTATGACGCCGCTTTTTCTGACGGACCTCTCAACCAGTGCTGTCAATTACGAGTATGACGGCGTTAGCGATTACGGGCGGGCAGAACTTCGCCGCGTTGATGAATGGCAATGTCAGCTCGATTTCTACGGAGATCAGGCGCAAAACAATGCCAGCATCTTTTCGCGCATTGCCCGCTCCGAATTCGCATGCACCTGGTTCAGGGAAAACGCAAATGTCCTGGTACCGCTTTATTCCGGCCCCCCGCGGCAAACCTCGATGATCAACGGCGAGAAACAGTGGGAATCCCGCTGGACGCTTGAATTCCACGCAAACCCGCTGATTGTCGTCAGCGTTCCTCAGCAGTTTATGACAGGCGCAGATGTGATATCGCAGCCGGTCGACGTGAGATTTCCTCCGGAGAAATAATAAATGGCAATTTCGCTATCAAAAATCGCCCAGATGCTTCCCGGCGTACTGAAGGCGACAGGGACAGCTATTGATCTCAATGGCCTGTTCCTGACCGACAGCGCATACGCGCCGGTTGGTGCAGTACCCTCATTTTCCAGTGCGGATGAGGTAAAGGTGTACTTCGGCAGCGCGTCGATTGAGTACACCGCCGCGGTGCTGTATTTCGCCGCATTCACCGGTAAAACACAGATGCCTGGCAAGCTGTATTTTAGCCGATTCAATACCGCAGCAGTGGCGGCATTCCTTCGTTCCGGATCGCACGCCGCGACCACGCTGGCACAGATCAAGTTGCTTTCGGGTACGCTGACTCTGACCGTTGACGGCACGGAGGAGACTTCTGCGGCTATCAACCTCAGCGGCGCCACCAGTTTTGATAACGCGGCAGAGCTGATTGAAACCGGCATTGGCTCCTCGGTTGTAGTGACCTGGGATAGCGTGCTGAAGAAATTTATCATCACCTCTGCCACCACGGGCGTGGATAGCACCATTACCTTTGCCGATGAAGGTACGCTGGCCACAGGTCTTAAACTGACCGAAGCGACCGGCGCGGTAATCTCTCGGGGTGCGGCGCCGGCAGTGATTGACGATATCTTTACTGCCATTCTTGCCAAAGAGCAGGACTGGGTAACATTCTCCACGACGTTCGCTGTCACCAAAGACCAGGCTAATGCGTTTGCGCTCTGGACAAACAGCCAGAACCACCGCTTTGCCTATGTCCCATGGGACGCATCAGGAACGGCAATCGTGGCGGGCAGCTCGAATGCACTGGTGTACGACATCATCAACACCTACGCCTATAACGACACCTGCCCGGTGTATGGTTATCCGAACCACGCAGCAAACGCTATGGGGTTTGTGGCTGCGCTGAACTTCACGCAGGCCAATGGGCGCTGTTCTCTGAATGGTCGTCAGGTGTCCGGCCTGCTGCCGATGATCAGTAACGATACTGATTACGAGGCGGCCAAGGCCAACGGTTATAACTTCTACGGCAACTATGCCTCGAATGCCGTCGAAACCAACCAGTGGGCGCCCGGCTCTATTACCGGTGATTACGCCTGGCTTGACGCCTGGGCGGGTCAGGTATGGGTTAACGCTCAGCTTCAGGCGGCTCTCGTTGCGCTATTCCAGCAGGCGAGCAATCTGCCTTACGCAGCAGCCGGGAAAGCTCGTATTGAGTCGTGCATGAAGCCGACCATTGAGCAATTCAGGGCGTGGGGCGGCATGACGGCGGGCACCGATCTTGACCAGTCGCAGATCGACCAGATTAACGCCATCACTGGCGTCGATGTTACGGATTCGCTTATGGCTGAAGGGTATTACGTCTACATCGGCCCGTTCACCGCGGCAATGCGCGCCGCGCGTACCAAGCCAACGGTTTACTTCTGGTACACCGACGGCGGGATCATCCAGGGTATCACCGTTAACAGCACGGAGGTGCAGTAATGGCCGGTCAAAATATTACGTCGGCAGACGCCATCATTGAGCTGGTCATTGCTGAGCTCTACCCATCCGGGTTTAACCTGGAGCAGTTCGAAGCGCAAAACATCTTCGAAATGGGTGATACCGACATGGCAGAGTACCAGCGTACTGCTGACGGGAAACTGCTGGGCGGTTTTGTTTATGGTGATCTTCCGTGGACTTTCCATCTGGCGGCATCATCCCCGTCGATTAAGTACATCGACAACTGGCAAACCACGCAGATGACCACGCGGTCTGTGCTGCGTGTCAATGGTACGGTGATCCTGCCGTCGCTGGGTAAAAAGTACATTATGACCAACGGTATCCTGCAGCGCGCGCGCCGTATGCCGTCTGCCGGCCGTGTGCTTCAGCCGGTAACTGGACTCATCCAGTGGGAAACTGTCACCCCGGCAGACTACTCAGCGTAAACAATCAGCCCGGCCAAGTCCGGGCTTTTTTATACCAGAAATAAACCCCTGCGCGTCGCAGCGCATTTAACTCCCGAGTCTTTCAGAAAGCTGAGCCTGAGAAATGCCGTATAGGTGCGGACCTTCTCGGGGCGGCATTTCTGTGCGAACAGGCTCATCTTTCTAAAGGAAATACCGCAATGTCATACCCAACAGTTATTAACGGACTTGATTTCCGTGACCTCATTTTTGTTGCTGACAACGACCCGGTAACTGACTCGCTTATGGTGGCGAAGGCATTTGGGAAACGTCCTGACAACGTCATTCGTGATATCGAAAAAACTATTAAGGCATGCCCGGAAGAGTTCGATACAAAACTCAATTTTGAGGTTTGCTATAAAAACAATGAGTTGCAGAACGGAAAGCCGCAGAAGTTCTATCGACTCCGCAAAGATGGATTGATGCTTCTGGTTATGTCCTACACCAAATAAAGAGGCGATGCGTATTAAGATCGCCTACATCAACGCCTTCAACTGGATGTACGCGATGCTTCAGGTAGGGCGGCGCCAGTTTGAAGAAGAGCGTAACGCCGTCATGCTGGAGTTCCTGAAAGAGAAGGATGTCGCCAGTATGTCTGGTCGTCTGTTACGCCGGTGGGGGAAAGAGAAGAAGCCACAGCTACTTTCACGCATTGAGCAACTGGACAAGCAAGGTCAGTTGGCATTGCCCGGTTTTCCTGGTGCGCTTACCGAATCATGAAAACCACAAATTCGTGGTTTTTGAATGGCCCACTACGGTGGGCTTTTTTATTGCCAGATAACTCATTCAGGAAACAAAAATGGCTCGTAAAAGCATCGTATTCACGGTTGAAGCAGATAACCGTGACAAGGGTAAGCAGTTCAAAATCACCGAAATGCCGGCGAGAAAGGCCGAAGAGTGGGCGATCCGCCTGGCGTGTGCCGTGATTGGCGCCGGAGTTACCGTTCCCGACAATATGATGATGGCAATCGGTGCCGCGGTAGCTCCGGCCCCAGCCGAGGATAACGCAGAGGCTCGCGAGCTGTACGAAAGCGTGATGGCCAGCGGTATGGCCGGTCTCGCTCAGTGGGGTATAACTTCACTGGCTAAAGTTCCGTTCGCACAGTCTAAGCCTCTGCTTGATGAGTTGCTTGGCTGCGTGAAATTCCTCGGCGGTAACGGTATCGAGACAGCGCTTGTTGACGAAGGGCAGATCGAAGAAATCAGCACCTGGTCGCGCCTGAAAATCGAAGCCTTCAAACTCCATATCGCTTTTGTAGCAGCCACCGCAAGTTAGAAATCCCCTTATCCGTCCCGGAAGATTCAGATCGCGGATTCATACAGTATGCGAATGTACCGCGCACCATCGCCGCGGTGATCTCCGGGAAAATGGCGACACTCCACGAACTGGACACGGTGTACAGCGTCCAGGATATGTGGTGGCTGATTGAAATAATGACCGTGGATAACACCAACAGAGCCATAGCAGCGGAGAGTGATCATGGCAGCAACGGTAATTGACGCCCTCCTGGTGACGCTGGGCCTTGATACTTCTCAGTTCCGCAAAGGCCAGCAGGAAGTCAGTGACGACCTGAAAAAGCAGCGCGAAGACGCCAAAAACACCGCCAAGGAAATGGCGGAGCAGGGCAAGAAAGCCGCTTCGTTCTTCAGCAGCATAAAGACGGAATTGCTGGCACTGACTGGCGTTACCGTCACTGCAGGCGGCCTGATAAGCTTTGTGAAAAGCACCACTTCCGGCCTGATGGATTTATCGATCCAGTCGAAAGCGCTGGGACTATCGGCCCGCGAGCTTGACGGTTGGTCAAAGTCAGCTGAGGCGGCAGGAAGTTCGGCTGAGAAGATAAGCGCTTCTCTGCAGGGGTTTCAGGGCGCTATACAGGGCGCGAGGGTCGGCGATTACAGTAGCTCTATTTTTGGTGGTCTGGCGCAATTAAATGCGCTGACAGGCCAGAATTTTGACGTGTGGGGACAGGACGCCAGTTCTCTGGCCAAAACATCCCTTGATGCGCTACGGAAAATCAGCGATCCAAACCTTCGCCGGCAGGTCGGGTTAAGTCTTGGATTTGATGATGCAACCTTGCAGCGTAATCAGGAAGGGAAATTCCTGCCTGACGTTGATCGCCTGACCAAAAGCTCCGGCATTACAGACGCCTCAACCAAAGGCGCAAAGGAATTTACAGCCGCATGGGCGGAATTAAACCAGAGCCTCGAAACCACAAAAAACCAGTTTTACACGTTCCTTATTCCGTATGTGCGCGACTTTAACGTCGTGCTCCGCGACCTTTCCAACTGGATGAAGTCACATCCTGAGGAGATGAAACAAAAAGTCGATGCTTTCTTTGGTGCAATTGAGAGCGGCGCAAAGATGGCAGATAAAGCAGCGCAAGCGGTTGGCGGTTGGGAAAACGCGATAAAAATAATTATCGGGGCGTCGGTTGGCGGAAAATTGCTATTCTTTCTGGCAAATTTATCCAAATCCCTATTGGGTTTAGCGAGAATAACCCTTCCTGGTTGGCTCGTTGCCGCTGCGGGGCTTAGCGCGGCAGATAAAGTTGACGATCTTAATCAGAAAGCAAAGGAAAGTGGTGTTGATGTTGGCACCTATCTCGTCGGAAAAATGAAGGAAAAGCAAAAAGAAAACGCAGAAGCCTTCGATAAGCATTTTGACTATTCTCCATCGGGAATAGAATTATCTCCGCAGCAGCGGGCAACGCAGGAAATGCTGGATGCCGTTAAGTTTCAGCCACTTCCTGAACAGCGTCGGCAGCAGCAGGATGAGAGAGACTATTGGGAAAGCACCAAAAATCTCCTGTCAAAAATCGCTGACGCCCTGATCTCTCCAGCTGGCGCGGCAACAATGCAGCCAGATACCTCGGGATACCAGCCAAACGTCCCGCTTAATGCTCAGGCCGCTCGTCTTGGCGCTAAAGGAAAGGCTTTTCTTCAGGCAATGGCTGGCGAGTTCGGTGCGCTGGAGGGTAAATACGGCCTGCCTGCCGGGCTGCTGTCTTCGGTAGCTGCTACTGAATCAGGTGGTGACCCGTTCGCTGAGTCGAAAGCCGGAGCAAAAGGCTTGTTCCAGTTCATGCCAGGCACCGCAAAAGATATGGGGCTGAAAGGTCGTGACGTTTACGATCCCCATAAGTCTGCAGAGGCAGCAGCGAAATATCTAAGATGGTTAATGGATGCCACAGGCGGCGATCTGGAAAAAACTCTTGCCTCCTATAACTGGGGGCTCGGAAACGTCCAGAAGAAAGGCATGGATAA